AGTTGCAACAATTGGGCTTTAATTGATTCTAAAGTTTCTGAGTTTCATTTGAATAATATATCTAACGGATTTACAGGTTCTTTTATGATTAGCTTTGCGAACGGTATACCGACAGCAGAAGAAAGAAGACAGATAGAACAAAGCTTAGAGGCTAAATTTACATCAGAAAAAAATGCAGGAAAATTCGTTTTGACGTTCTCAGATGACAAGACTAGAGTACCTGAAATAACTTCTATTAGTCCTTCAGATTTGGACAAACAATTTTTAGCACTCCAAGAACTACTTACTAGCAACATCCTCTCAGGCCATAGGGTGACTTCTAAGACACTTATGGGATTAGATAGTGCTAATGGGTTCTCAAGCAATGCAGACGAGCTTTTAAACGCTTCTAACTTTTACCTCAATACGGTAATAATGCCGTTCCAAAATCAAATCTTAAAAGTATTACACAAGATATTTCAGGTAAATAATATGGATATGCCTGTTCAGTTTGTACAACTTAAACCAATTACAATACAATTTGACTCTAAGACTATTAGAGAAGTAATGACGCAAGACGAAATAAGAGAAGAAATTGGATTACCACCTTTAGAGGTTGAAGAAGAAACTTTAGACTTTGCAAAAGTTGGTATGATAGACGGAAAGCCTGTTTTTGATACTATAGAAGAAGCCTTAGCAAGTGCAAAGACTTTAGGGTGTGAAGGGTATCACGAACACGAATTAGAAGGTAAAACGGTTTATATGGCTTGTGAAGGTCATCAAGAAGCTACTGAGCTTTCTAAGTTCATTCAAGAATTTGGAGAAGATATGCCTGAAGATTGGGAATTAGTAGAAGAAGAAGTAGTAGATGGAGAACATCAAGACTTTAATTTTGAGCAAGTTTTAAATCAAGTAGCTAATGAAAAATTAGAGTTAGCTTCAACAGGTACAGCTAGACCTAATGCTAGAAGTAAGCAAGACGGAACTAATAAGTCAGATAATGAGTTTTATAAAGTTCGTTATGTGTACACTCAAGATAATTTTTTAAGTCAAACAGGAAGAACAAGAGATTTTTGCAAACTAATGGATTCTGCTAAAAAGATATACCGAAAAGAAGATATTATACAAATGGGAAGTAAAGCAGTAAATCCGGGTTGGGGCCCTAGAGGTGCAAATACTTATAGTATATGGCTTTACAAAGGAGGTGGTAACTGTCATCATTTTTGGCTAAGACAAATCTACAAGACTTCATTAAGAGGCGCTAAAAGTAAAATAACTTCTAGCCAACTAATAGGATATACAAAAGCTAAATCAGAAGGTTTTACAGCTGAAAAGAATGACAACTTAGTAGCAAGACCACCAAAAAGAATGAAAAATAACGGATTTTTAGAACCAAGATAATTAACATAACTAATTGATAATCAATGTCATACGTACTATTTATATCAGAAGCGAAGCTAAAGGATAGCACCGCAATCAACCTAAATGTAGACGTGGATATCTTACTTCCGTTCGTACGTGAAGCACAGAAAATCTATGTTGAAACAGCTTTAGGCACAGACCTGAATCAAAAACTTAAAGACTTAATTGTAGCAGGTACTGTAGGTAATGTAGGTAATGAAGCTTATAAGACTTTACTAGACGATTACATAGGCGATATGCTCCCCTCTTATAGTCTTTATCACGCTTTTAATTATCTTAGGCACAAAGTAGAGAATGGGAACATCTATTCTAAAACCTCAGAAACAGGAACGGCTTTAAGTACGGAAGAAGCTCAAAGCTTTAGGGAAGAAATTTTAAATACGGGGAGTTACTATCGGGAAAGGCTAATAGACTACATCCGTAATAATACAGCAAGTTTCCCTGAATATAATACAAACACTGGAGCTGACGTAAATCCTTCAAGAGAAAATTATTACAATAATATGAATCTTGAAAGACCTCAGCAGGGAACTAAACTTACTTTGAGAAACTTTCTAAATGCTTCTGATTAAATGAAGAAAAATTACAAGACAAAACCAATTAACATAACTAAATTAAAGACATACTTAAAAGATGCCAATAAAACAGATAGCAAAAGAAGTAGGGGAAGTGGTAGGAGTGAATGCAACAATACTAAGCGTAACGACATTCACAAATATTGAGGTAGCTTTAAAGATACTATTGTTAGTTGTATCTATCATATATACTGTAGACAAGTGGTGGTTCCATAAAAAAAACAGATGAAAAAAAGAAAACTAAACAGTTTGAATCCTAAGTATATAACTAAAATTACAGAAGATGTTAAAGTGCGTAAAGTTTTTATTAAAGAAGTTAAGGGCGTTAAAATCTATGCCACCTACTCAATCTAATTTGACTTCAATCAATCTTCTTCTTATTAGAGATACATTCTCAGATAAGTCTACAATAGGTGAGCTTTTTATAAATGGAGAAAGGTTCTGTGATACTTTAGAAAACCCGTGGATAAATAACAAGAAGAACGTAAGTTGTATTCCAAGAGGTGAATACAAAGTAAGGCTTAGATTAGCAAGAGAATCAGCTACTAGGGATTATTTACATTTACTTGTAGAAGATGTAGAAAATAGAAAATGGGTTCTAGTACATCGCGGAAATTACCCTAAAGATACAAGCGGCTGCATACTGGTAGGCTTAGGAAGTGAACAGGACGTTGTTTATAACTCAACCTTAGCTATGGACTTAGTTATGAAAGAAATACTTAATTTAGGCGGCACAAATATTAACTTAATAATCAAAAATAAATAATTATGAAAAAGTTTTTTCAAAAGTACCTTATCGGACAGATGTTAAAGTCTAAGAAATTTTGGTACGCAATCAGTTCAGTAGTAGTACCTGCTATTGTAACTTATTTAGGAGTAGACCAATCTACAGCAACAGAGTTATATCACGCTATTTTGGTTCTTATAGTAGGGCAAGGAATTGCTGATGTCGCTAAGAAATAATAGATACAGATTAAAGCCTAACGAGTTAGCAGTCATTCAGGAAATGAGGAAGTCAGAGGTTAGAAACATTCTAGTCATTGGCGACTTGCACGAACCTTTCTGTTTAGACGGCTATCTTGAGTGGTGTAAAGAACAATATAAAATCCATAATTGTAACCAAGTTATATTTATAGGCGACATCATTGATGCTCACGGGTTTAGCTATCACGAGCCAGACCCTGACGGTATGTCTTCAGGATTAGAACTTGAAACAGCTATTAAGAAAATTCAAAAGTGGTATGAAGCATTCCCTGAAGCAGACGTTATGATAGGTAATCACGATAGAATGGCTAGTCGTAAAGCTATGTCAGGAGGAATCCCAGCAGCTTGGATAAGGTCTTACAATGAAGTCTTAGGAACACCTAATTGGAACTGGTGCGAATCAGTTATTTATGATGACGTACTTTACGAACACGGAGAAGGAGGACAAGCTGCTGCTAAGTCTAAGAACAACCTGATGTCTTCAGTTTGTGGTCATACCCATACCCTAGCTTACGTTCAATGGTTCGTAGGGAAACGCTTTAAAGTCTTTGGAATGCAAGTTGGTTGTGGAGTGGATAGCTCAACTTATGCCGCAGCTTATGCTAAGAACTTTAAGAAACAAGCAATTTCTTGTAGTGTCGTTTTAAATAACGGAACTTTACCAATCAATCTTTTAATGCCTTTGTAGGTATACCCCTTTGCCGTTTTAGGCACTTTCTTTTCTTTTTAATACTAATATACTAGACAAGCTATAACGTTTGTCCTAGATGTAAACACCTTAATTGTTAATAACTTTGTAAATAAACTTGTTTATAATTGTGTGATTAACTAAAAAGCTGTATATTTGCAGTATAATAATTAACTAAAAAAAACACTATGAAAAATTTAATCAAAACACTTTTAGGAATAGCAGGACTTTACGGCTGCTTATATTTACTGCTAGGTACTCTTACCTTAGTAGAACTTTTTTTAGGACTAAGATAATGAGAGAACAGACAAAAATAATTGACGAACTGATAGAGATTAAGGATAAATATATTAAAGTATTAGAAGACTCAATAGAATTAAAAGACGATTATATCAGACAACTAGAAAATAAATTAAAAAAAGAAAAAGAAAATGGTATTTAAATTAAAAGAAGCAAACACTAAGCAGGAAGCTATTGTAAGCCTGCTAGATGTACAAACTAATAAACCTGAGCTATTACCTAACAATACAGCATTAACTGAGGATGGGCTTAATCTATTGCCTTTTCAATTGGTTAGAGATTTATACATAAAAGTAAAAGATACTTATTATAATTCACTTGACTTTAATAACAAATTTTAAGATGACAATACAAGACGCAGAATACCTAGAATTTTCTACTTATGTCGATTATAACAAAGATTACTTTTCAAAGTTTATGGGCTATCAATTAGACAACAAGAAAGTATTAGCTGAAGAATGGTTGTTAAAACCTCAGTTCAGTCCTGTAAGCGTGAAAAATTATGATAGAAAATCAGGTCACTTTAATAATGACTTAGTTGAAAGCAGTAGGTCGTTAATAGTAATAGGAACAGAGCTTCAGGTATATAGAAAATTTGAAGAAATGCTAAGGACTTATGGTTGGCAGCAGAAAGACTCTTGGGAATCAGAATTAAAACCTGAATATTTAAAACACTATAAAGAAAACAATAATTCACCAACACTAATAAATTTAAAATAATGCCAATAGAAATGCCAATAGAAATTAAAGATGAACTAATACACAAAAGAATGAATGATATCAATACATTCCAAGCTCACGAAAATGAAGTATATTTAAGAGGAACAGATGAATATGGAAAAGACTTTCAAATCTGTTTTGACTCTTATAACTTTTTAGAGTGGATAGACAAAGAGCAACTCGAATACATAAAAGAACAATTAGTTAAATACATAAAAAGTAAATAAATTTAATAGCTTTGCACAGAATTATTAACAAAAATAAATAAAATGAAAACAGAAAACAAGCAGGACTATTTAATAGCTATACAAAGCGAATTAAAAGCACCTAAGAACCAATTCAATAGTTTTGGTAAGTATAAGTACAGAAGTGCTGAAGACATCTTAGAAGCTGTCAAACCATTACTAAAGAAGTATAATTGTTATTTAACTATAACAGAAACAACTCAAGAGATTGCAGGATATTTAGTTCTAACATCAAAGGTAAGTATTTCAGATGGAGAAAAGACTATATTTGTAGAAGCTCAAGCAGGTATTAACCCTGAACGTAAAGGGATGGATATAGCACAATCGTTCGGTTCAAGTAGTTCTTATGCTAAGAAATATGCACTTGGTAATCTATTCTTATTAGACGACACTAAAGACGCTGATAGCAATAAGGTGAACGAACCAACTGTAAAGAAAATAAAAATGACTACTGATATTTACAATGCAATGTTAGAAGCAATCAATACAGGAAAAGCAGAAGTAGTTTCAAGGAAAATGAATAACTATATAATGACTAAAAAACAATCCGAAACGTTAGAGATAATGATTCAAGGATAAAAATTTAATTAAAAAAGACCTGCTAAAACAGGCACAACAAAAATGGAAGTAAAAGGAACAGTAAAATTAAAGTTAGCTGCTGAATCAGGAGTTAGCAAATCAGGAAAAGAATGGTCAAAACAATCTATCGTAATTGATACAGGAGGAGAATTTAATAATGAAGTAGCAGTAAGTGTTTTTGGTGATAAAATGACTTCAATGAACAAACTAGAAATAGGTATGGAAGTTAAAATATTATGTAATGTTTATTCAAGAGAATATAACGGAAGGTACTTCCATAATATAGA